GAGACGAGCTTCCTAACTGCCCAAGGCGTGGCTGCTGTACCTAGATTAACAGGCCTCTTCTCGGGTTGCCCCCAATTCATCATGATTTGGAAGGCAATCCTTCTGTCGAGATCTGAAATTCTATTCCAGTCATACTCCTTTGGAAGTCCCAGACCACCTAACCACGTTGGCACATGCCATGGGATGTGAAGTCCTGCGAACCTTTCTCGATGGAAATCGATGAAATCGCGGTAGACCTCTTCCCTCATGCTGTCCGGAGTACTCTCCAAGATATCTTTTGCTCTCTTTTCAGGAGTATTATTGAAATCTAGGAGATCCCGAACTATGCTGTCAGTGCCTTCTGCTCTTTTCATTCCATGGATCAGACCAATGTTCAGGAATTTCGTTTTACTATATCTCATCTCACGTGTAACGAAGATGCCGTCTCTTTTGAGAGTTCCCCTTTTGGTGAACTTTCTTAGAACCGGTACCTTTAAAATGTTATACGCTCGAGAGTTGATAGTAAAGAAATCCTCATGAATAAAGGTCTTACCTAATGAGAGACTGAGCCCGGCAAATCGTGTGATTTGGTCATAAAATTTAAATGTATACTTATTTGTTTTGGCAACTACATCATCTCCATTAACTGCGATGTTTGCATTCTTTGCGGGAATTAGACGCTGTTCCCCAAGCTCTAACGCCCAGCGCGTGAGCGCAAAGTTTGCGATACATAGGATTGGAAAGGAGGTAATACTTCCCATTAACTGACCCCAGGCCTGGGGGGCGGCAGTGCCGTCCTCCCTGACCAAAATGTGTTCAGTTAGTGATCTCCTAAACAGTTCCCGTTCTGGGTCTGTCAGGTCTAGTATTTCTCCAAGAGCTTCTACAATTGTTTCGGACACCCATGGGGCCAGATTGTTTGTTGCTCCGGTGTAATCACCGGAAATGAAGATATTTCTTTCTTCTTTTGGAATTCCTAGGATTTCCTGCATCAACTCTGCCGTATCGGGTTGTCCAATCAACTTGAAACTCTTGCTCCTCCTGAGTACCGTGTGCACCTTTTTCCAAACACCCTTCATGACATAATAAGTCAGTGGGGGGCCCTTGGTTATGACTCGAATCTTCAGTGGTTCTTTCAGACCGAGTGCTTGCACATATGGTATCTCATCCTCTAGCGCCTTCGCAATTCCAACTTCCAGGAATTCGCGGTATATGCGCCTGAGGTCCGAGTCCTCTACAACCGTTATGGTTGTTTCTTCTTCATCGCTATCAACTTCACTATCATTACTTAACACCGCATCGTCTTTGACATGTATGGTTTCTTCACGGTTGACGCCTTCGTCGTAGTCCTGTTCCTCGAGCTCCCACATCCGGAGGGGTATTTCACGTTTTGTGAGATATCCTCCCGGTTTTTGGAATGCTCCTAGGATGGACCGACCCAGGCGACTCTCATAGAACCAACCTACTGTCCCGGCTTTACTGCGTGTATTGTTATAGTTGGAACTTGGAGAGGGGAAGAAAATCTTCTCCCTATCCTCCATAGTCATCCGTTGTCCCATGAACAATTCCTCAACAGTCCTTC